TTTGTTTCAAACACTTCTAATTCTAATTCAGTTGTGGTTTTACTATCAATGTGATAAAATTCAAATTGATAAACTCCACTATCATTGACCGCTAGTTCACTTAACGTCAGAACTATTACGTTTTCCTCGTTGTTGTTTATCCTTAACATAGTGAATTTTTGGTTTAACTTGTGGTTTAATGATTCCAAAAACGGTCAAATCTTGTCCGTAATCTTCAATCAAATGACCTAATATTGGTGAAAATACTTTTTTCATAGTTCAAATTTAAACAAAAAAAGCCGAATGTAAAACACTCGACTTTCTTAACTATTAACTTTAACCTTAAACGCTTGGTGAAGGTGTCGCACTTAACAATGTAGCTACTAATTCAGCAGGTACATCTAATATTGGATTGTTTTCTTGTCCTAAGAAATTTAAAATCGTTGGTGTTCCGTCAGATTTCAAAGTTCCCGAAACATAAGTTGAATCCGTACCTAATCGCAAGCCTTCTTCTGCACCTAAAAGTACATAAGTGTTATCAGCTTTTTGAACTATAAACGCTAATTCGTTTTTAGCTAACAAATGGATTTCTGCACGTTGCTCTTTTGAGTCGGAGTTCAACCTCATTTGTAAAGTTACATCATACCAAACTGCATCGTTTTCGTTTCTACGTGGTGGTGCTGTAAAGTTTGATAGGTTTTGACGTAGCTTGTATTGAAACACTTGAACGCTAGATGTCAAAGTTGCTACCTCTAAACCCGTTTCAGTGAACGTAAGTGTATCAACAGGAATAGGAATAACCGACTTAATACCACCTATTGAACCAGCGCAAACTCTATCGTTAAAACCTTGTGTTAAATTGCACATATTTTTATAAGTTTTATAAAGGGGTATTGCTACCCCCTCAATGGTTAATATTAAACGCTTGGTGAACCAGTTAATTCAAATACTCCGATTTGATTCAAGAAAGGCACTTGAGTTCCTGCTCTGAATTTAGAACGCAAATACAACTTATCATCATCTTGTGAATACCACAACTCAAAGTTATCGAAATCGCTTGAAAGGTCAGTTCCAAAAATAAACTCTGATTTCTTACCGAAGTAGAAAGAGTTTGTTCCGTTCAATCCAGGTACTGCTTCAATCGTTTTTGTAGTACCAAATAAGAATTGTGTAAACGCATCTTCATCAACTCCTTTAGCGTAAAGGTTCAAGTTAATCATATTACGTCTTAACTTAGTTAACGTTTCAACACCACAGAAGAAAGTAGCATCAGGATTTTCTGTTAAGTCAGCATTAACCGCTTGCATTGCTTCGTAAGCATCCATAAACGCTTCGTAAGTGTTAGCAACTGTTAACGATGCTAAAGAACCTGTATTTAAGTCAACACAACCGTTAGCAACTGTTAAGAATTGTGTAAATCCGTTAATCCATTGTAGGTTACCCGTTCCTGTTGATTTGTTACCTCTCCAAATCAATTTGTCTAATTCTCTTGCGTGTAATTTCAACAAGTAATCAGTGATTTGCGCCTCGAAAGGTAATTGCTTATCTTCAGCCATTGCACCAGCTTGTAATGCTAACTGTGTCCAAAGACCTTCTAAGTCAGAGTTACAAAACCCTTTCATGAATCCGATTTTCTCAACTTGGATATTTCTATCCGTGAAAACCGTGTCTCCGTTTGGTGTCATTTCGCAGTCACCAGCTTGGTAAACGATTGAATCATCTAACAACTTCAAAGCTTCAGAACCTTTAATTCCTGTTTGAGTTGCAATTAATTGAAGCGTTCTAGCCTCAGATACTTGACGTGTTAACAATACGTCTTTTTGTTCGTCAACGTACGGTGCTAAATCAGATACATCGTAGTCGAATTTTGTTTTGATAAAAGATTTTAAGCTCATCTTATTTTCTTTTTAAGTTTTTCAATAGTAAATTTTGTTTAGCTGTCAGGTTGCTATCCTCCCCTTGACGGTTAAATTTTTGGTTTTCTTTGTCAGGATTTGAAGGTAATTTTTTGAACGCTTCAAATTCCTCTTTTAATGATTTGTGTTCTGCTGACATCGATTCAAATGCGCTTGTAATTGATTCAAACCCTTTCGAGAATGTTTCTAATACTTCACTCATTTTAGCGTTCACGATTTCGTTTACTTTATCCGCTGACATTTGCTCTGCTTGTGGCTCTGCTTTCATTTCAGCTTCAACGATTTCAGTAACAATTCCGTTTTCGTCAGTAATGATTGTACGCCCGTCTTCAATGTTGTGTGTCCCAGCAAATACGGGTACTCTGTTTTCTCCGTCAACAACGAAAATTGGAGTACCAACCATTAACTCACCTTCCCATTCGATAACCGTACCATCGGGCAAAGTTGCTGTTTCAAATTTCGCAGGCTCAGGTGCTGAAAATTTAGCCTTTAATTCTTTCATTAATTCGGCTATCATTTTAATTTGTTCTTTCATTTTAACATACTTTTTAAGTCTTCAATGACTTGGGTTAAAAATTCGTTTTCGGTTTCCTTCATTAGTTCTTCGATTACAAAATCCCCTTCAATTGAAAATCCCGTTAACTCTCCACTTTTAGCACGTTCGTAAACTTCTTTATCTAAAATCTTATAGCTTACTAATAGCGAGCCGTCAGATTCATCCTTAAAGCGTTCAGGTGCTGTAAAACCTTTCTCATTATCAATTTGGTAAAGCATAACCATAAAGGCGTTATTTACCACATCGTTAGATTTGTGTTCTACATTGAGGTTGTTAAAGTTTCCTTTTCGAGAGTAGTCAACGACAATATCAGAAATAGCTTGTTTGTCGAATACTACATAAAATTCCTCATTACCTTGTTTTCTGTAAATTGGAAAGTCTGCTGAAATTGCAACACCCGTTACTATTTGTTTCTCATCGTTGAATTCGTATCTTTGAACTTTGGAAAACGTTTGAAAAGATTTCTCGTGCGCAGGATTAGACACCAAAGAGTTAAAAGACACCGTTGTATTGGGGTTTTCTAAATCAATGCTAATTCTGTAAATAGGTAAATCCTTTCTCATTAATGCAAATGTTATAAGTATTTTCGATATGGCAAAAAAAAATATAAATATTTTCTATCCGTTTAAAAAAGGGAGTGATAAAACGGATTTAAACGCTTCAATTAAGTTGATTAAAAGAGAATATCCAGATGCAACTATTCACATTGACGATGAAGATTATAGTACAATTAGAGGGGTTGACGTTGCGCATAAAGTAATCAACTATGCACGTGAAAATAAAGGACGTTTCTTGTATATGAATGATGACTTTTTAGTTGTCAAACAACCACACAAAGCAATGTATTGTGGGGAGTTGAAAGTAAATCCTAAGCACCCTATAAGCTATCAAGTAGCAAGTCAAAATACTATTGATTTTCTTAATAGTTGTGGTAAGCCTTTAAAGAATTTTGAAACGCATTCGCCCGTTTGGTTTGATTGTGAAAAGGTAATTGAGCTATTTGACCAAATCACTTGGAAAAATGATAACTTCTTTATCAAATCACTATACTTGAATTATTATGAATTGATAGGTTTTGAGGGTGCTAACGTAAAGATCCACCAAACAAACGTAGCACTTGCACAAAGCCACCTAAAAAAATACGGTTGCGTTTCGTTAGGTGACGGTTTCGATATTAATAGCTTGAGGTCGCTTCTTGAACTCTAACTCTATTCTGAATTTTAGTGATGTCAGATTCCAATACAACAACCTTAGTAGTGTTTTGAGTTGGTAAATTAGCACCCGTTAAATTAGTTTCGTTCGTTTGATTAGATTGCTGAGTAAAGCTACTCGCAGTTGCACCCGTTGAAGGAGTACCACCACTTGACGGCATACCACTAGAGCCATCGAATGTAGTTGCTTTAATTGCCATTGCGTTAGCGATTCCCGTGGCAAGTGCAAAAGCTGAAAAAGGTAAACCAAAAGTGGTTGGACTCTCTGCAACTGATTTAACAACGGCACTCGCTGTATCAATTGCTACTTGACCTAATCTCATCTTCTTTTCCCTTTCAAACATTCTACGCTTAATCTTTTCCTCCTCTGCTGTATTCCCACGAACTTGTTTAAGCCTTTCGTTATCTTGCACGTTTAGTAGGTTGTTAAACGCTGTGAATGTATTTTGAACGCCTTGTGCAACCTCAAGAACTTTCTCAATGTTTTTTATTTGTTCCCTAACTTTTTCTTCGTCTATTTTCTTTTGTTCATCAGCTTCTTTTTTCTTAATGTCAGTTATTCCTTTTTGCGTTTGCTCTTCTAATTTTACCAACGCATTATTATACTCCTCATAAGTTATTAAACCACCAGCCAAAGCATTTTGTAACTGCATCTGTTTTGATTCTTGCGCTTTCTCAAAATCTTCTAATTCGATTTCATAACTAGACTTTACAACTGATTCGTATAACTCTAAAAGTTCAAATTGTTTATCTTGAAAATTAGTAGTTGCTACAAGTTTTTCATTTGAGTTTTTAATTAAAGTTTGAAGTTCTTTATTGGAATTTTGAATGACTAAACTAGTTGCTAAATTTGAAGTGTCAATTATTTTCTTTGCGTTCTTTTTAGCTTCCTCTGCTCGTTCCCTTGCGTTTTGTGCGCTGTTAACTTTCAACTGATTTTCACTATCCTTAATTGATTCCGTTATTTCAATAATAGCGTTTTGAGTTTCTTTTATAAGTTCGTCATTTACTCCAAGTGCGTTTGTAGCTTTTAAAATACGTTCGTTTAACTTCAACTCATTAAGTTGTTCTTTTTGGTAAGCTATTGAATTTTTAATTTTCTTTTCTACTAATGCATCCGAACTTTTACCTTGCGCTTCAAGTAGTGCAATTTCTCTTTCAAGTCCTTTTTGTTCTGCATTGAATTGTTTTTCTCTAATTTCCCTTTGCTTTTCACGTTTTGCAAGTTCTTTGTCTATACGTCTTATATTAGCTTCGTGTCGTTGTTGTTGGTCACGTTCTGTTTTATTATCAATGATATTAAAGTATTCAAGTGCTTTGATTGCACCGTAAACAACACCGATAAATGGAAAGAAAATACCTATTAAAACCTTAACCGCTACTCCTAAATTGTCGAAATAATCATAAGCCTTTAGAACATATCCGCTAACTTTCTGAACAACGGAACTAACTTTATCGAAATTAGCTATCAAAGTACCAATTAATACGATTATTGCACCGATTCCCGTAGCAATTAAAGCACCTCTAAGTAGTTTCATTGCCGTAGTAGTGCCTAATGTAGCCGTAGTTAAACCACCTTCAGCACCAGCCATTGCAGTAGTACCCGCAATTGAACCCGTTAAGATAAAGTTTTTAGCTTTTTCAAGTGCTATTCGTAGTTGTAAACCTAGTATTTGGTCTTTTTGTAAGTTCCTAGCAACCACATTAACAGCATTCACAACCCCTTGAACGGCTTGTAATTTAACCATAGTTTGTACTAAGTCCTCATTCTCAACACCAGTTAACGCAATTGCACTTTGTAACCCTTGGAAAATAGATGCACCCGTTTCAATTCCTTGCAATGCCGTGTCAAGTTTTACAGTATCTGAAGATAAAGCCGTTGTTTGGTTTCTCAAATCTCCTAATCGGTCGGTAAGTTCCGCAGCTGAATTAATTGCACGTTGACCAATTGGAGAAGATTCTCCAGCTTGTAAAGCAATGGTTTGGTATTCACGAATCAACTTGCTTTGTTGACGAATTGATAAATTACCTTCTTTTAACTTTTTATCTAAGTCATCAAGGTTCTTTTCAAAAGCATCAATTCCCTTACCACTTTCTAACGTGGTTTGAGTATCTTTAATTGACTTGTTAAGATTATCAACTGATTTGTCAAAGTCGTTAATATCTTCAATTGAATTCCCCGTATTAACTCGTAGGTTAAATATTGCTTCTGTACTCATATCTTAATTAATTCAACTGTTGTATTAACGTTCTGTTGTGCATCATATTCACTAATCTTCTGAATGTAGAACTTAACACCATCAATTAGTTTTATCGTTCGTAAATTTAAACGGTTTACATCTAATGGCAATAACCACATTTGACATTCAATCTGTTTGCCAAATTTATTGACTATCCTTGTTATTGACCTTTCGTGGTAAGAATACAAGTTATCATTTGGATAGGTTGTAACGGTATAATACACTTTATCAGGTACTCCGAATAATAAATCAAACGTTGCGTTGTCTCTAATGTTTGTGTGACCGATAAACGGGTAACTTGTGTTTTCGTCAGGGTCTCCGTTTTCGTCTATGTGAATCCAATTACCCGCTGTTAACGCACCACGAAAACAAATATATGGACTGCCTTTAAACGGCTTAACAACTCCATTGTCAATTGTAATATTTGACGGCATTACTAAACCTGTTACTTCGTCGTTAAGGTTAGTAACGTCAACCAAACATTTCGCACTAAATGGTAACTCAATTATTGTAGTATCGTTGTTGTATTGACTTTGTGAATCAATATTAAATGCACCGTATTTTTTATTCGTTTCAGTTGTATAGCGTGTGTTCCAATAGTCCGCATCGTCTTTGAATTTCAATAGGTAGTTTCGTGTTGCGAAGTTGATTGTAGGCGTTACAATTACATCTTCATTGAAATCTATTTTCTTGGTCCAATCGTCACTTGAATCAATATAGAAATCGTCTAAGGTTTCAATCTCTAATATTGTAGGGTCGTTCTCATTTGGATTAACATACAAGTTAAGCATATTTATAATTCCCTTAAAGAATACATCGCCAGTCATATCAGGAAGGAATGCACTAAGGTAAACCGTACCACCGTCTGTAAGTTGTTGTGGTTGTTTTTGTAGGTTTATGTTTACCGTATCGCTTTCAATAGTTGTGGTAACTGTTGCGCTATTCATTCCCGTTCTTGTAAACGTGGTATCGTTTAAAATAAACGTAATACCAAAAGTCAATACATCGTTTACTTCAACGTTAATTTGTCGCTTGTAATCAAATGTAAATGTAGTTGCTGTTGTTTCGCTTGTGATTGCACCCGTATAGATTAAATCATTTGAAATTAACGAACCATTTTTTAATACGACTAAAGCTAAATTATAAGAGCCATCAACGGTATAAGCACCGCTTCCATTTCCGACTATATCAATGTTTAGATTGTGGTCACCATTATACTGCACTTCATAAAGTCCCCTCGATTTTGCACGTATTGTCAAAGGTACACCCGTAACAACTTGTGTTAATAAATCCTGTGTAATTGTAGCATCAATAAACGTACTGAAATTATTTACAAAAGTATTTAGCAAACCTATTGGTTGGTCTAAGTCACGAACTAAATTAATAGTTCTATTGATAATAAACCCGTCACCATTGTTGTCTTCAGTTCCAAAAACACTATCATCATCCGCTTGCTCTTGTGTAATACTTGGCAACTCCCCACCACCGTAACACAATAACATTTTCTTAACTGCTAAACTTTCTAAAATATCACTATCCCACGTAATACCTACTCTTTCAAACAACTTTAACAACACTTCATAAACATACAATTGTGGTGGTATATCAGTAAGTCTAAACGTGTCATTTGCTGGTCTATCGTAGCCGTTTTCAGTAAGTCCATAGTAGTAACCTTTACCTTGGTTCAACAAGTTGGTATCAACTCCATTTAACACAACCGTACCACCCCACGTATCTACTTGATGCTGTAATGTTAGGGTGTGGTTATACTCGCTAAAATCCAACTCGTTTAACTTAATCTTATTCATCTGTTGAACGTAGTCTATCACCTCGCTGTATAAGGTAATCTCAAACGATTTGTTAAGCGTACATCGTTGTAGTTGTGCGTAACCATTGAATAGTAGAATTGAATTGTAGTAGTATTGTGCCGTTGCTCTAATTGTGGGGTCAAAGTTTCCAATACTTGATGCTGAAAACATATAAACCGATTGAAACAAATTCAAGTTAGTTTGCGTCCAAGGTAGTGTTATTGTCTTACTACTCGTTCCTTTACGTTTCGATAAGTCTTTGATATCCCCTACATTGTAGCTAATTGGAAAAGGTGCACTATCTGTAAGGTCAACAAGTATACCGTTAATAAACAATTCCCCTATCATAATATTTGTGATTTATAATCGAACGTTCTTTTTGCCGTTACTTGTTCTTGAATAAGCATATCACGTTTAGAAGTCTTTTGTCGGCTTAATTCATTCATAACATTCAAGGGTTCGTAACTCCAACTAGGAACGGTTAGTGAAATAGGCGCAACCTCAAACGATTCAAATAAACTACCATCAGGAATTGTGTACGTTCCGAAAGGGCATAATTCAGAACTATCTAAACTGCCTTCAATATCAAATGTATCTAAGTTTTCAATATACCAACTTGCAGGAAATGTTTCATTGTCATAAAAAACAATTTGAAAAACATTAGTACCGTTATTGTATCTGTAATAAGGTCTGCCGTCAACTACTCCAAACACCTCCACCTCCACCGTTACAGGCTCTCCACCTTCTAAGGTGTAAGTAACACTAATTGTGTCGCACGTTTCAGCTTCTTGCTGTGTGAAATTAACACTTTCAATGTAGACTAAAGGCGATTCATACAACGACCTTACAAGCCAATTCTGAACGGCAGGTTTAATCCAATCACTATTTAGAATAAGTCTATCAGTAACTTCTTTCAAATGCGTTAAGTGTTGACCGTTAGCAATTGCATAATTATAACCACTATCCGACCATTGACCTAGTGTTGATTCGTGCATTATAGTCTGTATATCGCTTTCACTAATCGAATCCAACTTGAAAGTATAAGCATCCCAAACACCGTATTTGTTTAACCAAACAAGTCTAACACTTGGATAGCGTTCGCATTCTCGGTCTATGTAGAATCTGAATGTTTCGGACGTGCTTAAAAGACCAGCGATAAAGACTTCATAGTAATAGCAATTGTCAAACGAAACACCCGTTAATTCTTCAATCAAAGCTACATTTGGATTGATAACAAACAGATTAGAACCGAAAGCAATAGGTAAAGATGTATTGGTTATTTCATTCCCACTAATATCGTATAAATAAACATTTACACCAGTAATGTTATTATTCGTTAACATTCCGATATAGCAACTATCTGTACTCCTAACAAACATTTTCTCACTCCTTGGAAAATCTGTTAAAAACTTTTTAAAATTACTGCCGTCACTATTCAATGTGTAATCGTTCCAATCCCAATTTAACCAAACGTCAGTCCTTAACGAACCGTTAAATGCTCTTAATTCTGTACTTGTTGCTGTATCGTGGGTTGCACCAGTGTAATATTCAGTTACCGTAATTTGGTACTCACAAATTGAATTGAAATAGTCCGTTGTAATTTCACTCAAAGCTAATATTGAACTCGTTAAACGTGCCTTTACAACCTCGCTACAATCGAACCTCGCTTGACCTACGTTAGTGTTATAAACTTCGTGTTGTGAAACGAATACACCATTGACTTCTACATCAACAATATACTTGAAATCGGGTTCTGTTCCGTGGTCTAACGAGTAGAAAACGAAATTTAAAGGGTTGTAAACGGGACTGAACGGCTGTGGCTCACTGATAAATAGTACACTCATTTTGCTAATTTATTAAATTTTGCTTCAAACTGCAAACCAGTCATATCTTCTAACAGCTTTACAATGTCGTTTAGTAGGGTTTCGTTGATTACGTTTGCTGTAATGTTTCGGGGTTTAATACCTTTTTGTTTAATGTTATAACTTATCCCGTAAGCGTGTCCGATCTCAACACCATACGCTTCTTGGATAGCTTTAACCATATTTACGCCAACCGTAGGAGTACGGAATGAATACATCGAACCTTGTGTATTAGATAATCCGTTTACACCTTGGTCTTGAAACTTGTAATACAAATCCGCTTGTACTTCAAAGGATAAAGCACCCGTAGGAAAATAAACAACTGATTGCGCTAAACCTCCTAAGTTGTGAACGTTTTTACGAACGTAGTCGGATAACTCATCTGTAACCAATTGACCGATAGTAGTAACTAATTTCTCATAGTCGCTTAACGGCTCATTGCTTGCAACTATCCCTAAGTCATCAAACGTTTTCATTTAATTGTTCTTTTCGTTTTTCGTTAAAAAAATGCAACCAAAACAAGGTTGTAACATAAGGCTGTTTAGTTACTTCTTTGATTGAAACCCGCATATCTTCCGCAACTTGTACCACAATCTTTGTCCATAAGTACCACTCATTTCTTTCTGTTGTGTCCTCATTATCGCTATCGACCTCGCTGTCTTCACTCCCATTATAGCCAGCTTCCGCTTGTCTAAGTTGTGCAAAAAAAAACCTTGAAAGTTTAAGTATTCTTGCCACGGGAAATGCAACCTAAACAATTCCTCTCGTTCGCTGTTTGGGTTTATAACTTTGCCTTTTTCCTCTTGGCAGTATTCAAGTCCCTCCTCAACATAAAAGATAGCTAATAGCTTTTGTGGTTCGTTTAGTAGTTCTGACTTACTCATATTTTTTAAGTCAATAATTTGACCCGTTGACCAATGTTGTCTATTGGTGCTAAACGTGTAAACTTTGCCTTGTATTTCAATTCGTTCTGTTGGTGTTGCTTTCTTATAAGTCGAAAGTAAATCTATGTAATGATTTGAAATCCTAAGTACATCTTCAACGTGTGACTTTCTAACCTTAGATAACATTTCGTCTCTGAATATAGAAACAACCTTAGCTCTAAATTCTAAGTTTTCAAGTAACTCCTCTAATTTAACATCGGTTGTTACTAAGTTCTGCCATTTGGCTAATTGGTCTATTCTCATATTCTTGCAATGTAGTATTGTCCTTTTGTGCGTTTTGTTTTATGTGATTGGTTCGCCAAAGATAGTGAAATTACGCTATCGTCGTGCATTCCTTGTGGTGCTGAATATTGCACCTTTCGAGTATTTGGATTGTAAATGTAAGTGAAGTTTTCTAATTCGTCAATAAGCCAATCTATATTTAAAACTTTGATTTCCTTATTCTCAAATGCAACCGCCAAATCTTCAATCATTATCGGTTTACTTGAACTACTTGTAACGTGTGGGTAAACTAAGTTTCTGCATTTCTTTTCTAATAGTTCATAAAACACATCGCCTTGGTTGTTTACTTCGACCGCAGTCATACAATTGTACTTAACAATCTTTTCTGCAACTTTGTCGATTATTGTACTCCATTCTGTTTGCCTCCAACGTTCACAAAATACCATTTCCTTACGTTCGTTGATAACCGTTAACACCGTATAGTCATCTGCACGTCCAATATCTAAGCCACCGTAGTTTTTACCACTTGCACCAATACCGATACACTCCCTAACGTTTCTAAATATTCCTGTACCACCGTCAATAAATTCTGCTAAATATTCTTGCTTAAATACGTGGTCAGGAAGTGACCGTTTACGTTCGTCAATCTCTCGTGGGTCAATCATTGGATTATCATACGAAGTAAAACTAAACGACTTATAACGGTCGTCATAATTACACTGCATAAATAAAGAATGAAAGTGATTCTTGCCCTTTGGAGTTGATATAAATAGCACCTTTTTACCTTTCACAAGTACAGTGGCACTAAGCACTTCATCCCAAAGTTCACGCCTTGTAAATGCCATCTCATCAACTATAAGAAAGTCAAACGTATTACCCCTTATATTGTCAGGACGTTCACCACTAAAGAATTGAATTGTACTACCTAATCCTTGGATAAGTAACTCCGATTTATTGTAGCTAAATATTCCGCTATTTTGTGTGTACTTCTCAAAGTCACTAAACACTTTCTTTGATTGCTTATAAACGGGAGTTACCCACGCTATTGAACAGCCTTTGTGGTTAATTGACCAGTATAACATTTGGTTAATACCTAGCATTGATTTACCAAACTGCCTACCTATATTTAGAACGTAATACTTAAACGGCTCATTGTTAATAGAGTTATGTATTAATCTTTGAGTAGCGTGTGGTTTATAACCTTTGATTGTTGACATTATACATCGAAATCGAATTTATCAACTTGCTTAGTTTCTATTTTCTCTGATATGCCTAATTTCTTAGCAATTAAGTTAGCATTGAATAAATTTACAGATGCCCCTTTGAAGTTGTTGACGTAGCAAAATTTGCGTATATGCGTAATGATAGGGGCATAATCTGTATATCTATTATCATCATTCTTAGAATAATCCCCTAAGTCATTAATAATTCCTTGTTGAAATAAGTACAATTCAAATCCCTCAAACGTTATAGGAGTAGCCAAAGGAGTATCTACAGCCATTCCATCTTTACCCACATAATCACGCTTAATTAAAGGGTTTTCTTGTTCGTGCTTTACATACGCTTCAAACAACTCTAAAAGTCGCTCAGGGGTTTCGATATACTTATGTTTAGCCATTACAATACAGCAAAAGTGATTATCATTCCAATAACTGCCACGATTACAACGATAGCCGATAAAACCGCACTAACTTCGTCTTGTTTTTGATTTTCCATATTACTTGTTTTTTATATGTTCTTTTACTTCAATTAAATACTGATAAGCGATACTTCCTTCCGTTACAAATAAAGTTTCTTTCCAATTAATCATTTCATCAATTAAAATTAAAGCTGATTGCTTAGCTAATTCTTGCCAAAACAAATCAACATCTTCTCCTAATTCATTGTTAAAAGTTTCTACTTTCTCTTTGTTTTCAGTTGTTGTATTCCATTCTATTTGACCTTGAATATCATAAAACTTTTTAATCAATTCAATCGCTTTTTCTTCTGCAAATTCCATATTACTTACAATATTTAATATAAAAAGTATAAGGTACAACTTTCATTTTAGCAAGTACCCACATTAATAATCTGTATTTCTTGAAATCGTATCTTTCAAATTCATTGCGTTCCATTTTAGTTTTAGGAATTGCAATATCTAATTTTTGCTTATCCCAATGGTGCGCTACTTGAAAAATACGCTTAGCTTCATTTTTAGTTAGCTTTTCGCTTCTAACTTTTGCCGAAAGGTACACAATTCTTTTATCAATACCAAATTTAGTAGGTAGTAAGTGACCACCAACGAATTCAGTATAAACATTTTCACAGTGCTTACCACCGTAGTCTTGCCACGAAATAAACGCTTTCATTTCAGCTTCTAGTTCTTCACGTTCTTTTATATAGTGGAACGGTCGAATGTTCTTAATACCTATTAAAGCGTAAAACAATTGGTCTTTAAAAGTGAACAAAGGATAGTTTGTTAACTCCTTGTTTGTGTGCCATTTGTAAACCGATTTTATATACTTAGCATCCATATAAGTCCAACCCTTTGGAGTGCTTCCTTCCGTTCTGAAATCGTGACCGTTTAGAATGTATTTGATACCGTATTTGTACGCTGTATCGTACATTAACTTAGTCATTGCAATATCATTTGGAATGTCAGCGTCAGGTAAACCAGCTTGTATAAAAGCATCGTTAAGCGTGTCATATTCCAACTTGTTAACGTTGTAAGTTATCGCATCAACGTTAAGCAACTTAATTAATTGGCTCATGTTATGCGTTGCTTGTGGTACGTTATAATGATTGTCAAAGTGGATTACTAATGGTTTTAAATTCCACTTCTTAACAGCAAGGTAAAGCAATAGCGAACTATCAACACCACCCGAAATACCCATTATACAATCATACTTTTTGTTATTGCGCACTTTGTCAAGTAACGGCATCAAATCGTTTGGGTTTGCTTGCGCTTCAAGTTGGTCGTGCAAATCGCAGTATTCACATTGAGTGTCCCCGATAGTAGCTATCGACTCATCAAATAAACATCTTGGGCATTCTTTCATATCGTGTAAAATTAATAAATTCTTGTGAAATAATTGTATTGTCGTTCTTTCTATTTTGGTATTCAGTTTCGATTGTGTTGCAAATGCTATCGATTGAATCCCATTTAATTGAACAAGGTAAGTCACCATTATAGATTGACTTGCGTCCCATTAAACCCATTTCGATATTCGTATTAGGACAACCATCGTGGGGTGTTAATCTAAGGTTTAGAAAGCATTTAGAGTAAAATGCAAACATTGTATCCTTTGATAAATTACCATAACCAATTTTTAAAATAGGAATACTAATTCTCTTTTCTATTTTATCAATCAATTCTAATCCGTAAAACTCAGGTGCGTTTCCATAGTACCAAAATAAAGCGTCACCATTTGGAACGTTAGTAAATTGACTTGGAATAACTGCGTTGATAGGTCTATAAATTGAATCAATACCTTTTGCTTTTAACGTTGCTTGCACTTGTTTACTTACTGCTATGTTAGTCGTTTGTTTTACGTAATCAATCCATTCAGTTGGTAAGTTCAAAGCGTCAGAACCGAACCAAACTATCGCACTTCTTGAAGGGTGTTGTAATATTATTTTATTAAAATCTTCTTCACGATACATTCCAAAGAATACGCATTCATCTTTACAATCAACATACGGCATCAAACCGTACTTTTCAATCAGTCCGCTTTCAAGTCCTTCAAGTGATTGTGATATATGCGATTGTATCATATTAGGTCTAATTCTTTGAAGTTAGTTAGTAGTTTTAAATCGCATTTGTCACTCTTTAATTTCCCGCTCCAATGGTCTTCAAACTTGTGTTTGTTTCCCCATTTATTTGTAGAAATCGAAAGGCATTGAATCGCTTTCGTGTTTGGTAACAATCCAACGTTTTCAGCTTTTAGATACATTGACCAATCTAACCCAGCATTCAAGTGATTATCAAAAGGCATAAAGTTTATGCGCTTCAAAAATTCAAGTGATAAAACCCTACCTATTCCGATAGGTTCGTTGTGACGGCTACCTTGTGGATAACCACTCCAATAAACCAAACGTTTACTTTCTGCAACGTCAACAAAGTGACATCCAGCAACTCCTATAATATCGTATTTGTTCAAGTGTTTTTTACATAACTTCAAATAAGAATTTGAAATCCAATCACTCGAACCAACGAATAACACACTTTCACAATCAGGTTTATTGCACGCTTTAAATCCAGCGTTCCACTTAGCACCTAACGGAGCGTTTGCGTGTTCGATGTATTGCACCCCTAACTCTTTACATATTTGTCGTCCTTGTGGTTCGTTACCAATTCCTATCGGAGTAACACCTTGTTTGATTAGTCGTTCAATCGTTAGTTTAACCAACGAGAAACGTCCGTAAATTGGAATTGGTGCGTAAATCATTGCTTAACTCCTATAAAGTGAATAACTGGGGTTTTGACTTTGTTTTTTTTGATTAGTCTTTGCATCGCATCACGTACACAAGTACCACACGATTTGTTGATTTTTTCTTTCAAAGCTAATTCAAGTTCAATTTTCTCAGGATAGCTTAAGCGAAAAAATCCTTTTTGCTCTAAGTTATCAAGTTGGGTTTGAAGTCCTTTACTTACGTTCATATATCGTTATTAGGTAAACTAAAATGTAGGAACTAAATGGATAATAAATGTGTTCCATATCTTTGCAAATATACAAAATAGTTGTAATTGAATTAACTGAAGTATAGGTAATTACATTCTCACAAATAGAAAGTATTAACGCAACCCAAAAAGACAAACAAGACAAACAGTTGAAAGGTTTAAAGTCAATAAATATATGTTGCTGAATAAAATAAGCTATTCCAATCGCTGTAAGTAGTATCATATCGTTAAAAGTTTTAAGAATCCTTCGCCTTTATATTCAGGTGTACCTTGCCAAATAGTTTTTTCAGTATCCCATTTTATAGCCAATCTAACTTGATGTATTGCAATTGTTTCAAAATCACCTTTAATAATTTTTTCAATATCGTTTTCAAGTTCTTGGATGCGTTCCTTTTGACGTTGTGCGTAGTGTTTCTTACTCATTCAATAGGTATTAATTTCTGTATTTCCTCCTGGAACTGCTCGAAGCTGTGCCACTTACAAAGGTAGTAAATTCCTCCGTCCTTTTCTATTTCAGCTTTTCGTTTTAATTGCGACTCTCGAATAGTATCTTTTCCTATTTTCACTTCCAAAGATAGGAATTTCCCGTTAACGATGCCTTCGATGTCGCTCATTCCTTTATTTTCAGAACGTATGTATCCAATACCAACTCGGTACTTCCCCTCGCTTGAAATACGTCTAATTGACTTACTGCCGTAAACGTAACGCAAGTAATCAACTATTAACTTTGTTATGCCGTTCGTATCAGTTACAGATTTACTAACTAACGGCTGTTTCGTTACTTCAAAAGGTACGCCTCTTTCGTCTGTTTGAAGTTCTGTAATACGTTTCTGAACTGCTTTGCGTTTCGTTAAGCTGTACTTCTTTTTAGTGATAGTATGCGGTGGTGCTGTTGAGTTTAAGCAGTCAATCATATGGACGTACTCAATGAATTGTTTTAGTGTGTAGGGTTTCATTGTTGTATTTGTATTTCGTAATCTGCAAAACTTTCATTATCGTCTAAATAACCGCTTAACTTCACTAAAAGTAATCCTTTTTCTTCTGCTTTATCAATAAACTTTTTTAAGCATTTTTGATTTAATAATTTGCTTTTATCGTGGTGTTTAAACTTAATACAAAATTCCCCGTATTTATCTAAACTTAGTTCAAATGTTAAATTGTCTTTCATACCATTTCAATTTTAAATTCACGTGAATAATTACCACTCGCTTTGAGTGTTTTCTTTTTCCAATTGCACAAAGCACGGCTTGGAAAATACCATGTTTCGATGTTGGCGTAGGTTAGTTTATAGGTCATTTCCAGCGAGGTCTATTTTTAATATTATACTGAATATCTTCTCTTGATAATTCAGAATCTGTAAGCCTAGATAAAGAACTTCCAAAATCTTGAACTCCTAAATAAAAACTAACATCTAAACTTGAAATATAGCCATCAACTAAATCTGAATTATCTATTGGGAAAAATTCTAATTGATTATCAGTAGTATCTAAATAAACTGCAAAAAATTCAATTTTTCTTTTAGTTAAACCTAATGATTCATCTTTATAAATTTTGTACAATCCATTATCTTGATTTTTTACCAACTCAATAAATTTTAATTCTTTTCTCATTTTTCTTGTTTTAATTATTAATACTCCAACTAATTTCAATCAATTTTTTTTCTTCTTCACAAATGCAATATTCAAAGTATTTTAGATTTTCAATACTTAACAATTCAGTAACCAACATTTCACGAAACAAAATATCTTCACAAATGAAATTAAATTCGTGTGTTTTTTCGGTGTCTTTTACGTGATATGTAAAAATATTATCTGAATAGCATTGAAAAAATGTCCATTCGTTAATTACATTTTCGACTTTTAATAAGTCAATAATTTTCTTGTACTCTTGTGTGTCTTTAAAATTCATTTTTCCTCTATTTTTTTTATTAAATTAATTACTTGTTGTCTTGAAACTCCTAATTGTTCTGCCACTTTTGTTCTGTTAAAATTAGCATCTGATTTATAAATAGCTAATAACTTATCAAATGTTGTTTCAGCTCCTTTCATTGCTGTTTTTATATCTTTTATTTCAGTAGCTTCAATCTTAATCTTTTTTGCATTCATTACAAAGTAGTTACTTAACTTTTCAGCTTTAAGCATTGATTCTTTGTTAATCCATAAGTAGTTGACGTTTTCGTCAAAGTTACTTTCAAAGAAATGAATAAGTAGTGCGAACCTTGGAATATAACTTTTCTGCTTTGGAAACATTGATTTTAAATATTCATTTTCCTCCTCGCTGTTTTGCTCTTTGGTTATTCTGTTAAAAATCCTTTTCCATTCAGTTTTAGCACCATCGTCAAAACGCACTCGCATAGGCTCAATATCATTATCATTATTACGCTTAACAAGCTGTTTAATACCTTGGTAAAATCTAACTATCGTATCTGAATACCATTGCAATACTGAATAATCAACTTCATTTTCATTGTATTCGTCAACCTTAGCATCAGGGAAACTTAACAACATACGGTCTAAAAATCCATTATCTTTGTTTTCGTCTGTCGCAAATTGATTGAAGATACTCGGTTGAATACCGCCTAAAACGGGAATAAATGGTTTTTCAATAAAAGAACCTGCACGGGTAATTCTATTCAAGTAAACCGACTTACCACTCCAACAACTCAACCAAAATTCTAAATCAGATCCACTTCTATACTTATTCATATCTTTAAACCATCCAGCAAGTTCGTCTTTAAAAACTCCAACTGCATTATCATTTTCTTGGTGCAAATCAACTAAAGCCTCTAAGGTAATATCGTTTACTAAAAATTGTGATTTTTTTGGTATTGGTGGCAATTCTAAACCTAAGTTATCTCTTTCTTTTTTATTCAAAGATTCGACATAATCGTACCTTTCTTTTAGTTCCTTGTATTTCTTAATTTCCTTAAAATTTAGTTTACTCAAAGGGAAAATTATATTGTTAATACTTGGTGTTTTACCAATACCAGCTTTACCAACAACCGCCAACCAAACAACGCTATTTTCAATCCAACCTCTTTTAACTTCTACTTCAGCACAATTACCAATACAAGTTGAAATAAGCCAAAGCAAACTACAACCCATAAAGTCAATGTTTGAATCTAATTTATTATGACATTCTAAAATGTAGTGTTGTATTTCTTTTGGGAAAATATCCAAAGGAAAAGTAACATTTTCAATAGGTAGTGGTTTATCAATTTTAGGTTTATTCTCTTCAATTTTCTTCTTTAAACGACTTCCAAAACCTTGCTCATATAAATCTTTAGTTGCTTCTTTAAAATCTCCGTTGTGATACTTGTGGGCGTATGCAACGAAAGGGCTTATTAACTTTTCATTTGGGTAAATTGTACCCGTTGAAAATAAATACATACAACCACTATCTCTGAATACATATCCAGAATGGTCGGACGTTGCACCGTGTCTTTTTATTAGATAGTGTTTATTCTTTTGTCCATTTGTAGGTATAAAGAAATCTTCTTGAATGACTTGCCAAATATCCGTTTTATCGTTGAAATCCTGCCACGGTGTAATTTCTCCCTCTGCGTAAATTTTAACGTCACG